GTGGTATTTGTATATACAGAGGAATGATCGACCGTTTCGCTGGAAGTAAGATACCTGTCATTACATTTAATGACGCTTCTATGAAAGACTTACGCGACAAGTCTATCAACGCCCACACGATAACAACGTACACAGGTTCGCGCGATCATACGGTGGTCTTCTACATTGACTCTGCCAGCATTGCTTCGCAGATAATCAACAGGACTGAGTGGTTGTATACAGCTATGTCTCGTGCGACTGACCAGCTCGTTATCGCCGGAAACACGGAGACTATTTGCAACTACTATGCTATACATGGCAGCCCGATCAAAGACTTCGAAACCATTTCAGGAGCCTACATACAGAACGACACTATCGTAAAGGATGAACAACAATTTCGTGTCACCTCCACTCCGATGGTTGCCAGTATCAGCGCTTCGTCAGAATGCGCAGAAGCGACCCTACAGACTTATATCAAACCTGTCAACGATCCGAACAATGAATTTCTTCTCACGACGAATCCAACGCTCCCCTCAGTCCAAAGTGGTGTCCTTACCACGCAAATGGACGCTGCAATGAATCCTGACTCTTCAGTTAAAGTGTTTAAGATATCTTTAAGCAAGTTTGTTAAAAACCAGATTAGCTCTAGTACAGAAAAAACTCTTGCAACTTTGATCAAAAGATACTCGAAAAAATACGCAGTTCCCATGGTCAAGAGTGTCAGGAAGAACACCTTTGGTGAGCTTAAGAATGGATTACTTAAAGCTTTGTACAACAGGACTGACTGTGAGAGTAAATTCACAAAAGACATGTCTTTACCATTTGAACAACTTCGCAACTTCACGTTACAATACTATGAAAAGTTGCAATTGAAAATGAATGTTAACAAGTCAATAGCCAAAGACCTGGAAATCAAGTGGGAAGAGGTTGAAGAATGCCTAACCTTCTTCAACAAAAGGCAATCGAAATTCGACCCGAAAGAAGGTTTTGACACTAGTGATAAAGTCGGACAAGGTGTAGCTGCCAATTCTAAAGCCGTCAACATTGTTTTCGGCGGATACGCCCGCGCTATGATTGAGAAAATCCGTGCCATCACCACCCGCAACAAGAGGAAGATAATTTTGGCAACACACGACTCTGAGGCCCAGATCAATGACGACTTCGTCGCTATGGTAAGTGGAGCACCCGCGGAACCTCGTTGGGCTTGCAATGATTTCAGTGAATGGGACGCTTCTTTCAGGACACCCTTCGCAGACATTACAGCCTGGCTACTCACGCTTCTCGGTGCTAGCCCACAACTTGTATCTTGGCTTAGCAACTTCAGAGCTAATTGGACAATGATCTACCGCAACAAATTCA